ACTGTTTCCACTAAGTCTGATCGTACAAAGTACGGATCATGATTGGCAAACCTAAATCCAGGGTTTGCCCAATGGCGTACAAAAGTTCGCCAATCTGGTTCCGCTGTGGAACCAGAGACATTAAACTTCTTATTAATGTCAAAGGTGGGCTCTAATGGCTCTTCACCTTGGAATATTGCTTTCCAGTAATATCCCCGACATAGCTTTAGCCATGTCTGCTGTGGTCTTTCAAGACCACGGATCCGAACGGACTCAAGTAGAGCCCGTTCGTTGTCATTTCGCGGTTGCAAAATGGCCTCAGGAGGTAAATACTTCCTGACTTCTGCCAGTACTGGCAGAAGGAGGTGATGTTTATGAACCACCTCATTGTACCGTTCGCTTCTGACGAAACGGTACCCGAAATCTCCTTCGAGAAGAGATTTCATCCTGTAGCAAGCTTCAGGATAGTCTCGTGCGTGTGATTTAACGTACGAGTACAGCGCGTATGGATTACCAGTATACGCGCCATCCCCCCCTAATTCAAGGGGGAGATAAGGACTCAGACAATCTGAGGCCTGTGGCAACAGTATATGTTGCAACAGCGTCGCGATCTCAAACGGACGCGCCGCACGTGGATTCACATTATGAACCCACCTCGCTTCCTTACCAAGGAGAGCAAAACGACCAGTATTGGTCATTGAGTAGGAGTCTGTCTCACTACTCTGCATCAGTAGAAGTCTGATGCGAGGATAATCGATGTAACCGATTTCCTCAGATCTTCTCATTTTGACATGAAGAGATTGAGCGGCCTTTTGTGGAACAAGGGCGCCCTCCTCACAGTAAAACATAAATCTGTGAGAGATCCAAGTATCTTCCCATGATACTTGGAGACCCACCTGCTCTATGAGCTGGTGGTGAAGGGCAATTCTGCCCTTCTCGTTACTTAAAACGACTTCGTCGTCGCCGACGAGTGAGTATACGGTTAAACCGCATGCTCTCATGGTGTAATCGTGCACCACTGTCAAGATGACTTTGGTCATCATGTCGCCCATGAACCATCCACGGGTTGAGGTGATTAATTTGTAACCACCTTTAACAGGCACAAATATATGTCTGTTTCCGCAATATAGCTTTTGAGCTAATGCGGCAAGTCCAACGGGAAAACCCGGTCTGGACCTAGCCAATCTTATGAATTGGCCCCATACTTGTCTAGCCAAGTATCGGTCTCCGAAGTCAGTAGCTTGGGAGAAGTCAGTGCAACCTGCGTACACTGTCTCACCTTGTTTAAGGTGTTCCCACATTGTAGATTGTGGATTCATCTGGTCGCTAAGAAAGCGCCACATGTGTCTGTCCTTTGTAAGGCCAGACTGCACACCCTTTGATTTAAGGGTTGCTTGGAAGATGTGTGCAAACACTCCCATTAGCACCTGATAATTATAAGGTGCTACAGTTATTGTTCTAGCCTTACCAGGCTCAATAACCGTATGTACACGAATGCACTTCGTGTACGTAGGACAATCCAAAGTTTTCTGGATTGCCCACTGTACGACGTCCTCAGACGATCGTATAGTCCTAGGAACTATGTCCCTAGGCTCGAGAGTTTGTAAGTCAAACTCCCGACGTAACACCAACCTACGGGTTAGTGTTCTAAGGAAGGCGGATTTACCGCCTGCCTTACGCGTCCTTTCTAAACAGGACGTCGTACCCACGCTAATTCTAGCGTGGTTGGGTGAAGCCGCGACTGCACCCTTGACCACATCGAGAAGTATCGATGGGTCCAGCGACCTCGGAATTGAGGGAGCCGTAACTGTAGAGACAAACTTCTCCACAGATTTGCGAATCATGACGTGATCCGCAAGACCCGTACCACGGGTCTGTGTCCAAATTAGGACATGTCGATAAAACGCTTGTGCGTTATCGAATTCAGGTACTTTCTTGAAATACTTGAAGTATGTCCTCATATTACGAGGACATCTCGGAGGTCTACCCTCCGCGGAGGCCTTTCTTATGGCCTTCTTGAGTGACTTCAAGTCACTCTGAAATTGTGCATAGTTGTTAGCACAATTTTCCATAGCCCATCTTGTTAAATGGTCTATGGACTCATAGTCAAATCCGACTGTGAGTAAATAGGGTATAACTACCCCATTCGCCGTGTGAAACCATTGTCTCACACGGTTTAACCCTCCTTTTTGGAGAGTTATGCGTAACTTCATTTTGAAGTTATCGCTGGCCTTGAAGTACAATGACTTCAAGATCAAGTGACACTGCACAGAGGCAGTGCACTCGGAGAGATACAGAGGAGCTGTTCTCTCCAGGCCGCATTTTTGCAAAAAATGCGGCTGTACGCGGACTTCAAAGAAGTCCGCGACACTTCTCCTATTGGAGAAGTACTCCTGCAGAAGCTGCAGGAGATCCGACGTTTCACCCCGTCGGAGATTTACCGGGGCCCCGCCCATCTTCCCTAAGGAAGGGAGTGGAGGCCGCCAGCGATGTGAACTCATA